CTCCGGATATTATGAGGAGATATAACGAGATAAAGATGAAGGAGGGGAAGAGATGAAGGCGGTAAGCGAGAAGGAGATTGCGAAGCGCCTCAGACAGAATCAGAAGGAGTCCTTCGAGAGGTTCGTCACGGAAGACGACAAGTATCTGAACTATCTCCGACGTCAGCTGTATGACGACGCGGAAATGAACCGACGCATCGTGGAGAACTTCCAGAGTGAGTTGCTTCAGGCGATAAGGGCTGACAGAGAATTATTCGACAACGCATTGAAAGATATGGAGGAAGAGTATGGGACAGAATGCGATGTCTGACTTGCAGCGTCACATCAGAGAGGTGACAGTGGAGATGGGTGATGAAGATTACCTGGAGTTTATGAAGGAGCTTGGCCTTTGGGTCGAGGATGAGATAGCGCGGACAGAATACACCATAGACGAGGCATTCGGCCTGCACAGAGAATGATCTACGAAGTGAACGGGCGGATGAGGTCGACCCTCACCGCCACTAATAAAAGAAAGGACCAATATGAAAACATTAGAGAAGCTGCGGGAGAACTTCGCACGCCTTCCTCCGGAAGACCAGCGGACAATCCTGATGTGCATCTTCTGGATGCTCATCTCCCTCGCCCTCGTAGTAGGAAGCATAGTCTGAACCGCGGAGCGAGAACAACGATTTATCAACTTAAAAGAAACAAACAAAAATGGAAGAAGCAAAAATGAGCCCCGAAGAGCTTGAAGAGTTCCGCGCCTTCCGCCGCAAGAAGGAGATCCAGGCACGCCGCCGCGAGAACCGCGACGAATACCGCCGAATGGTGAACGACGAGGTGGAGGCAGCAGTGCCCGAGCTGATCGCCCTGAGCGAACAGATGAAGGCAGTGAAGGACAAGGTGTTCGAGAACTTCCGCGCCATCCTCGAGATGAAGGCGGAGGTGATGGCACTGACGCGCAACGGACAACGCTCACACACATTCATGAACGAAGCAGGCACGATGCGCCTAATACTGGGAACCAACTGCATCGACTCGTATGACGACACCGCTGAGGACGGCATCGAAATGGTGAAGGAGTACATCAGCGGCCTGGCCAAGGACAAGGAGACAAAGGCACTGGTCGACCTGGTGCTCCGCCTCCTCTCGAAAGACCAGCAGGGCAACCTGAAGGCGAGTCGCATCCTGCAGCTGAAGAAGCTGGCCGACCAGAGCGGCAACGAGCGCTTCATCGAGGGAGTCGACATCATCACCGAGGCCTATCGCCCCGCCATGACCAAGTCCTACATCCGACTTGAGGTGAAGGGCAAGAATGGAGGATGGCGCACGATTCCGCTCTCGGTGACCGACACCGACGACTACGACACCGACAGTGGCACCGACGAAGGCACCGCCAAGAAGCAGTAGGGAGACACCGACCGACGCAGCGCCGACACCGCCATGACTGGCTGCACCGATGTGCAGACACCGCCGGCTGCCCTCTCAAGGGATAATTTTCTGTAGTGATGGACTAAAAAAAACAGAAGAGAGGGCGGCGACCCGACGGTGACATCAGGAAGGCCAAGAGCGACTCGGCGCTGGTCGAGACACCGACTGTGGACACCGACTGAAAGATTGAGGCACCGACCGTGTGACACCGACAACCCTGAGGAGACAAGCAACCGGAAGCCCGGCAACCCTGGTCCTCACCTCCCGCGACGAAAGTTCGGGGGAGGCTCCTCCACCGGGCTTCCATTTTAGTGATTAACAAACAAAAAGTGTTGAGTTATTAATAACCAGTAAATACAAATTGAATGTAAAAACCTATCGAGTTAATAATGTTTTTAATAAGAAGATATTGTGATTTAATTCATAAATAGTTTCATAGTAAGATTGGATTTATAATCGAATCGGGGTGCGCCTTCGCAGTGATGCGGGGGCGTTTCTTTTTTGGGGGTGGTCGCTCGGGCGAAGCGGCCGACTCACCGTCGTCGAGCTGCAGGGTTCGCTCGGGCGAAACGGCGGGTTCGTTCGGGTGAAACTTTTTCGGCAGAAATAGAGGGTAAAAATGGGCTTAAATAGCTTTGTTTTAGCTACCTTCGTCCTCCGATACGACAACTTACTAACCAATTAAAAACAGAAGAAAGGAGAGAAAACAGAATGGCAGTAGAAGCTAAAGTAAGAAAACAGACCTTGAAGTTCGGCGGCGAGGAGCGAGAGATGTACATCGTCAGTGCCGACCGCGGTTCGGTGATCGACACGGACAAGATAGCCGACACCATAGAGCAGAACACGGGCGTCAGGAAGGCGCAGGTGAAGATGGTGCTGGAGTCGCTGGTGGAGAACATCATGACGTGGGCTGAAGAGGGTCACGGCGTCCGTCTCGGTACACTGGGCACCCTGCTCCCGAGCGTAAAGAGCAACAGTTCGGAGAGCGCCGACGACGTCAGCGTGGCGAAGGTTCGCCTGACCTTCCGCGGAAGCAAGGCTCTGCGTGAGCGCCTGAACAACGTGAGCACCTCGACCACCAATGTCTACAAGAAGGTAGAGACCGTCACCGACACGACTCCGTCGACCGACGTCGCTGATGGCGGCAGCTCATCGACCGGAAGTGGCGAGGAGGATATGCTGGGCTAGGGTCGCGGAGCGACAAGAGTAAAGAGTAAAGGGTGAAGAGTAAAGTGATACCTTCGCTGACGAAAAGAAGTGTAAAGTGATACCTTCGCTAACGAAGAAGCCCGGGGTCGTTTGGTCGGCTCCGGGCTTTTTTTCGAGAAATAAAAATACTAATTAAATAACATATAACATAAAAAGTCGCACTAAAAATCTCCAGCCTCCCGGCGTTGACAATGAAAAAAGAGGCTCTCACGAGCTTGGGTGTAAAAATAGGGTAAGTTTTTGAGAAAGAAAGGAAAAATGCTGTAAATTTGTGTTGTTAAACATTCAAATTAGAGCAAAATGCGAAAAAGGCAAAAAATAGTTGGTCGTAGTTACCTTTATCGCATGGATGACATCCTGCGCATTTATGAGGAACATGCCCGTTCGGGTCTCTCTAACCGTGAGATACTTCGTCAGTTCATCTGGCCGAAGTATCACATCTGCGAAAAAACCTTTTACAACATGGTTAACAACAGCGCCGAGCCCCGCTATCAGACAGCGCTGACGCAGATAGGGGCTCAGCTGGAGCTTTTTAGCTGAGATATTCCGTCTGTCGGAACGCCCAGACACTCTCGTAGACCTTCAGTCCGCCTGCCAGTGCGATGCCACGGCTGGAGACTCGGGTCATGGTTGAGCAGTCTCCGCTGTTGTCCGACGGGCGGAATGCCGCCACGGCAAGAGCCACACGGTGGACCAGATTATCGCGCTCGGCAGTGTCGGTCAGATGGACTTTTTCGTTGAAGGTGTCCTCGTATGTGCGGAATGCCACGCTCACCACAAGCGTAGAGCTGCCACGCTGCACGTCGGGCTTCAGCGACTTCCACTCCGTCTCCGGAGAGCTCACCAGTATGCAGGGGAAGTCCACCGGGTACTGATCCTGCCCATTGAGCAGGTTCTCAATTTGTCCACAATTCTCTTCAATCATGCGCGCCTCTCCGTTCATCACGCTGGCGAGGTGGGCAATCAGCTCAGCTTCAATGTTCATAATTTCCTTTTTTAGTTTTTGGGTTCTACTTGTTCATTATATCCATCAGCTCCTTCTCAATCATCTGCTGCAGCTTCTCGCGCAGCTCACGGCTGTCGCCCATGAACTGTCGCTGCGGGATGGTGATGCGGAGCGAAGTCTTCTTGGTGAGAGCGAGTCGCTTCCATGCCTCCGCCTCTGCCGCCTCGGCGTCGGAGAGCGGTTTGCGGCGTTTGCGTGTCTTGCCGTCGCTGGTGCGTTTCTTGCCTGAGGTTTCGTAGTACTTGGCCCAGGCGAAGCGCTTCATCTTGGCGGTGACTGGTACGCTGATGGTGCCTCCGTCGTTGTGGATGGCGGCGTAGGGTGTGTTGTTCTCCAGCGTCACCTCCGCCTGTCCGGGCTTGTAGGTGATGGAGCTGAAGAGGTGGTTGCGTCCGGAGAGCAGCGGTCCGTACTGCGAGGCGGCACGGAGTCCTCCGCTCATCTGGCGTCGTGTCTTTGGCCATGGCTTGAGTCCATTGTCGACGTAGCCTCCGCGGCGGAAGTTTTCCTGGAAGTGGTCCTTTGCTATTCGTCCGGCTTTTATTGGTATTGTCCGGTTGACGAGTGTGGCCAGTTCCTTCGCCTTTTGCTGCATTATTTTTACGATGTCGTCGGTCATAATGCTGTAATCACAGTAAGTGCCAGGAAGAGTGCTGAGACGACGTTGAAGATGAAAAGAACGCAGAAAAGCAATGCTGCAATCTTGTCATTTTTCCAGTATTCGAACTCTATAATCGGTTTGATGAAGAGGTCGAAGGCAAGGCCACACTGAAGTATGGCAATAAGAATCAAAAAAATTCCAATAATAAAGTACATAATTGTTTGTTTTTAAAATTATTCATTATATTTGCAGTGGCTATGCGTCGAAAGGCAATTGGCCCCGACTCAGGGAGGCTTTGATTATTTGAAGTCTCCCTGTTTAATTATAAAGCCATCGCTTGTTATTTCATCTCGTGTATATCGGGCATCCTTTCCACCTTTAAGAATTATAACTTCAGTTATTGATGTTCTTTTTACCCTGTCGTTCAATGCGTCAGTTATGACTGATAGCGATATATCGTCAGATATAGACAAGACCACACTGTTCGCTTGCTTCGATGCACTTCTCAAAAGTGAGTCAATGGCGTTGAATGATTGAGATTTCCCATTAACCTTGTATTCCTGCAAACAGTTGCGTGTGCGATTGAATGTGTCCGCCATTTTCCTGTCATCGTATCTCGGCAGCAAGTCAATCTCTTCGCCGTATTTATTGGCGAAGTATGATGCAATCTCTAAATTTTCGGCCCTCTCATTTTTGCCATGCAGCGAATTTACTCTGACCTTGCCACGCTCCGTCGGGTATGTGGTGTATACTCCATCCTTCTCCACCTCTTCCATCAGCTTCTCCACCGCCTCCTTTGCTCCGGGGGCAGCCTCACGGATGTAGTTGTTGTCCGGACTGAAGATTTCTCCGGTCTTCCCGGGGTTGTCCTTCAGACCAGGCTGCGGGTCGTTCTCCGGGGTGTCGTAGCCCTCGGGGAGAGCGGTGACAGGCTCGTCGGTAGAGCTGAGAGAGCACTTGCAGTTCCAGCGATCGCCGGGACGATGCTGACTCCAGAATGGGTCATCGACGGGGCGGATGGTTCCCCAGAACGGCATGTGGTCAGCTCCCGGATGGACACTCGTGCTCGGGTTCCACTTCAGGTTGGGCAGCACATCCTTCTCCGCCTCGAACTGCTGCCAGTCCGCAGCCTGATGGGCACGGATGACGGCGGTGTTGTACTCCGTCTCGAGCCACGCCCCGACCTGATGGCTGGCTATCGGCTGAACGTCGTTCAACCACTGATTGAACGGCTTTAAATCACCGTTCTCGTCGGTCAGCGCTGCCGCCATGTCGTGCTGCATGCGGTGGACCTTGAAGGCGGCGAAGACGTCGGTGCTGTGGTGGAGAACGTCGCGGAACGCCTCGTCGGCCGACGGAGCATCTGCCTGAGCGTAGCCCTTGTCGACAGCCGTGCGGAGCACCTCGCTGACGCGGCTCCATGTGTCGCGGTCGATGCGTTCGCCCTTCATGATCTTGCCGTCAGCCTGCATGCGCTGCAGCAGAGCCGTGAGCCACTCAGCGTCGAAGCCGAAGCTGAGCGCCACGCCGCCGTCGTCGGCACGCGCCATGAGCGGCGTCGTCGAGTCGGCAATGTAGTCGAGCTCGTCAAGGTCGGGCAGGTCGTCGATGTCGGGCAGGTCGTAGAGCTCGTTCATCACCATTCTAAAGCCCCGGCGTTTCGCGGGGCCCGAACGAAAAAACTCCTCGTCCGATTGGTTGGCTGCTGCTGCCCATCTTGCTGCTGCCCATCTTGCTGTTGAGCCTGCTGTTGTGCCTGCTGCAGAGCCAGTGCCTGTTGTTCCCTGCGCTGCCGTGCCTCCTCCTTCAGCTGCTCGTAGTTCTCCGGGCGGTCGATGTTGAGCTCGGAGTAGATGTACTCGTCGTCGATGGGGAGACCGAGCTGCTGCGCCTTCAGCAGCACGTCGGCACGCTTGAGGGTGTGTTCGTCGTCGACAGCGTCGGCAAAGACGAACTTGCCGCCCTGAGTGTTGACGCCCAGCTGAGCGAAGATGTCGGTCATCTCGTAGTTGAGCAGGTTGAGTATCAGCTTGCGGTCGCGCTTGGAAAGGTTTTTCTCCACGCTGTTGTGAACGGTGCCTAGCGCCTGTGTGCCCGTCTCCGATGCCTCGGTGGTGAGAGTGTTGCCCAGTATGGTCTTGCTCATCTCGGCGTTACACTTGTCGTCGAGGCTCTTGTAGGTGTCGGCGCTGCCCGTCTTGTTGGAGCTCTCGATGAACTCGAGGCTGCAGCCCTCCGGACAGAGGTAGACTGAGGCGCTGCCCTGAGAGACGGCGTCGCTGAGTATGGCCATACGTGCGTCGGGGTCGGCAGCGTCGTAGGTGTACTTGCGCACCGGCATTCCGAAGATTTGGTTAAACTGAGCCCAGTCGCCCATGTTGCCACGCTTCCAGATGGTGTATGGAGTGGTGCAGGCGAAGAGTCCGTTCGGCTCCTTCGAGCGGATGAGCAGCAGCCCGTCGTACTCGTCGAAGGATGTGCCGGTGATGTCGTCCTGACGATGAAGGATGATGCGGCGCACGGGGTCGACATGCTTGCGCGGCACGCAGTAGTAGTCAATCCAGCCCTGCTCATTGATGTAGAACTGCACCAGTGTGAATCCCCAGAAGATGGAGTCGAGTGCGTCGTCGAGGAAGTTCATGAACCACGGTGAGTCGATGATCTCGCTCACCTTCTCGTCGATCACTCCGTTGCGACGGAATTCGATGTCGCAGCTGAGCACACCCGCCTTGCGCTTCTCGACGATGCCACGCAGGTGTCCGTCGATGAGGGCGTCGGTGTAGATGTCGAAGAGTCGCTGACGCTGTGCGAAGTCGACATTCTCGGCCGAGCGTATGGCGTTCATGTAGGCGTCGAGGTCCACTCCGAAACGTCGTGGCGCCGTCAGCGTGATGGTTGTTCCCGGGCGGAAGTTTCCGCCCTCCGTGATGCGTCGGTCAGCCTTGCGCGGGCGGCCTACGCGATTGAAAAAATTGAATATGCTAGCCATTTCTGTAGTCGTTTTAATGGATTAAAGGTGTGAGGTTCGCTGCAGGTTGCTCTTCATGAGCCATGGCGAGTTGTCCTTCAGCGTCTCGTCGGGCAGCAGCGGTGCGCCGTCGATCGAGACCTTGCGGTCGGCCACCTGCTTGAGCCACTCCACGGCACGCTCGTAGCGGTCGACACGAATCTGCGACATGCTCTGCGGATTGTGGATGGAGTGGAGATGATAGAGAGCAATGTCGATGGCCATCATCAGCACCAGCTGATTGCGCTCCTCGCCCTCGGCCGAGAAAATGGCGTCGACATCGTAGCGACCGGAGAGGTAACTGCGCATCTCGGCGATGGCGCGGTCCTCGCAGATTTCGACCACCGACTCGTCGTCGTGCGTGATGCGGTCGAGTATCTCCTTGTGAATGGAGGCATCGTAGTCCTCCAGAGTGATGAATTTACTCATAATCTTCTTCTGTTATTGCGTCGGAGAGGAAGCACCTTCACCGGCTCTAGTTGAACAAGTTTTTTCTTTAATACTCTCAGACCGCCCTCGACGCAGTCGGGACCGTCGGCGGGGAACTTCAGTCGCATGGTGAAGAGTCGGAACTGGTCGTCCAGGCGCTGCATGTGTGGATTGTTGCGCTCCGCCTCGTTGAGGATGAGGTTCCCGCAGCGGTTCAGCGGTTCAAGGTTTGCCTCGATACGCGTCGCCTTGTCGGTCTTGCGCTCCTCGTCGGGGGCTATGTAGAGACCAATGTCCTGCTCACGTCGAGCCTTTGCCACGAGCGGCTTGAACACCTGCTGGAAGAATGGGTCCTGCAGCTTGTTGTTCTCCATGTAGCAATAGACCGGCACACGTCCGTCCACGTAGCGCAGCAGCTCAATGTACCAGTTGATGAAGTCGGCGTTTAGTCCGCGGTCCAGGAAGACCTTGATGACATAGACCTTCTCGCCGAGCATACCCATCAGTGTGCAGCTCTTGGTTGAGGAGTTCTTCGTCTTGTTCTCGCCCGGAGCAGGGTCGCCGTAGATGACCAGGAAGCGGAACTTCGTGAGCGGTGGCACCTTATCGTAGACCAGGTCCTTGAAGATTTCGCCCTCCGTAACGGGGTTGTTGAAGTACTCGGTCTGCTGGCTGGCTGTAGAGATCTTCGAGAGCGTGGCGTCGATCATCGCCTCGGTGTTCTTCTGAGGCCATGTAGAGCGTCCGTCGCGGTCGCGTATGTTGACGATGTCCCAGTGGCTGGCCTTCTGGCCTGCGCGCGTGATGCAGCAGTCGCGGGCAATGATGTTGCCGCAGAAGATGACCAGCGTGGGGCGTGAGGGGTCGCGCGTCGGATAGAGCGCCTTTTCCCACCATTGCCACATCTTGTCGACGGTGTCGGGGTTGCGCACCGCCTCGTCGGTATCGAAGTCGTCGACCAGCAACGTGTCGGGTCGGACAGCCTCGTTACGGCTACCACGTGGAGCATTTCCGGCACCCACCGCACGGAAGGCGCATCCGCTCTTCGTGATGAACTCCTCGGCGGTCCATGAGCCTATGGTCTCCTGCACACCGTAGTAGACACGGATGAGGGCGTTGTTCTCCAGCTGACTCTTGTAGGGCGCAAGCAGACGCGTGGCGGAGTCCTGAGTGGCACTCGCCATCATGACGTTGCGGCTGCGCCCCGTCAGAGCCCGGTAGAGCACGATGAACATGACCACCGTAGACTTGGCCAGAGAGCGCGCCCACGAGAGTACCTCAAACCACTCGTCGTTGTTGATGCAACGGCGGATGGCAGCACGGTGGAAGGGTGCGAACTCATAGAGGGCGAAGTCGGGGAAGAAAAACTTGATCCAGGCAATGGGGTCAGCCTCGAGCCTGGCGCGTTCGCGCTGAATCTCTGCAGGCGAGAGGTCGACCTTCACCTCGGTGCGTCGCATTCCCGCCTCGAAGAAGATGGCCCACGATTTGAGCAGTTCGCGTTCGTTCTGTTTCATTGTGTGTGTCCTCCTCTCCCGCGTTATTTAAGTGAGTCTTTAATGAAGGCGTCCCAGAGCTTCAGGAATTCCTTGCTCTTGTCAAGGTCGTAGGGTCGGAGCCAGTTGATGAACTTGATGCCCACCGAGATGTAGTCGCTCAGTCCCGCCTCGGTCTCCAGCTTCTTGATGGCAGTGGTCAGCTTGGTGATGCTGTCGGCCTCGGCAGCCGAGGCGAAGCGCTGTCCCTCGGGACGTGCGGATATGACGCGGTTGATTTCGGCAATCTGTTTATATAGGTTGCTGATTTGCTGTTCGCGTGTCATGGTGACCCCGACGCGTCGCTCCTCCCACTTTTCCGCCTTCGCCCATCGGTTGATGGTCTGGCGGCTGACGCTCACCTTCTCGGCAATCTCGGCCTGCGTCAGGTTGTCCTTGACGAAGAGGCTCAGCGCCCACTCTTTTTTCTGTTCAGATGTAAGTCCCATGTCGTTACGATTTGATGTTGGTTTATGAAAAATCTCATTACGCTGCCAAAGTTCGCCCCACGGGGCGAACCAAGCAATTTTCGGGGAAATGGTTACAAAGGAGCGTGACGTGGTTACAAGGTAGCGGGAAATGGTTACACACTTTTTTGCTGCCCTGCCGCGGCTGCTCTACTTTAGCGACATGAAAACCAATTAAAGCATTATAGAAGTGAAGACATTTAAATCGTTTTATGACGACGATGAGACCGCACGCATCCTCATCTACGGAGAGATCAGCGACACCGGTGGCGACGGCATGATCACCAGCGGCGGAGTTGTGGCCGACCTGCTGTGGCTTGACGACAGCTACAAGAAGGTGGATGTCCACATCAACTCCGTGGGCGGCGAGGTCTATCCCGGCATAGCCATATTCAACACCCTCCGCCAGATGAAGTCGGAGGTGACCATCTACGTCGATGGCATCGCAGCATCAATAGCCGGCGTCATCGCTCTCTGCGGCAAGCCCGTGAAGATGAGCAAGTACAGCCGCCTGATGATTCACTCGGTGAGCGGCGGATGCTACGGCGACAAGAGAGACCTGGCTGAGATGATCCGCGAGATTGAGAACCTGGAAGAGACCATAGCGGAGATTATCTCCGGACGCTGCGGTCTGGACAAGGAGCAAGTGAAGACGACCTACTTCGACGGCAAAGACCACTGGATAAACGCAGACGAGGCGCTGACCCTCGGTCTTGCCGACGAGATCTACGACGTCGACGAGCCGGTGCCCGACGAGAGCACTGCCGACGACATATATAAGATATTTACTAACCGAATGGAGGCACTGGCTGCCGGCCATTCACAAAAATCAGACGAAATGAAACTGGAAGACTTGAAGAAGATCAACCGCTTCGCTAACTGTGCCGATGAGGACGCCGCACTCGCAGCAGTGGAGGCAACCGCAAAACGTGCCGACGAGCTGGAGACGGAGAACGAGACACAGCGCCAGAGAATCGAGGAGCTCGAAAATGAGCGCGTGGAGGAGACGGTGGACGCCGCCATTAAGGACGGACGCATCACGGCTGACCAGAAGGAAACATACACCAACCTTCTGAAGTCGGACTACAAGAACGGCAAGGCGGTGCTCAACGGACTGAAGCCGCGCCGACTGCTGAAGAATGAACTCAACAACGAAAAGCCGGAGAACAAGGCAACAAGCGCATGGGCTCAGCGTCAGAAGGACATTCGCGACCGCTACTTCGGCAGAAAGGAGTGAACGCCCTATGATGACCGGAAAACAGACACAGCCACCTAGAAGGGTGAAGCTGGCAGGTACGTCCGGAGCAGGCAAGAACTCCGGAACCTACATCCGCGGAGACCGCAAGCTCCGGATGTGTGGCAACCCGCGCCGCGGCTAAGACTGCGACGGAACAATGAGAAACAACAGAACTTTTTATCAATAAATAATCAATTTCTATTGACATGGCACTTAACGTGAACAACACCAACTACAGTGGCGAGGTACTTGACCAACTGCTCACCATGGCAACCACTGGCAACGAGATTGTGGAGAAGGGCCTTCTCTGCATCATCCCTAACATTAAGAAGTCTGTCAGCATCCCTCGTATCAAGGCGGGCAAGATGCTCCAGAAACGCAAAAAGAATCCGGGTGTCGACGATGCCAAGGGCAACTTCGACTACAGTGAGCGTCTCTTGACTCCTCACGACCTTATGGCATTCACCGTGTTTGACCCATCAGCTTTCGAAAGCATCTGGCGTCCGTTCCAGCCGACAGGCGACATGGTGTTCCAGGAGCTTCCGGCCGACGTGCAGAACACCCTGCTCGACGCACTTTCAAAACAGGTGACCTTCGAGCTCGGCGACCAGTATGTCAACGGTGAGTATTCAGAGAACGACGAGGACGGCATGATGAACGGCATCCTCACTCAGGCTGCCAAGGCTAACGACGTGGTCGTAGTCGAGACACCTGACGAGGACACCCTGATTGCACGACTCAAGGCTGTGCGCCTCGCCATTCCAAAGGCAATCCGCAACAACTCTGCGCTCCGCATCATCATGTCCATCAACGACTTCGACCGCTACGACGATGAGCTTACAGAGCGCGAGTACAAGAATGCCTCTGAGACCGACGTGAACGCTCTTCGCTACAAGGGCATCAAGATCGAGACCATCGCGTCATGGCCTGACGATGTCATCGTGGCTACTCTCTGCAGCCCGAACGCTTCAAGCTCTAACCTCTTCGCGGCTGTCAGCCTCGAGGACGACGAGCACGTCATCCAGATTGACAAGGTGGCTGCGGCAAGTGAGCTCTACTTCTTCAAGATGTTGATGAAGGCTGACACTAACATCGCATTCGGCGAGGAGTTCGTAGTGCTCGATGCACGCAAGGAGCCGCAGTTTGTGGCTGCAGCAAATGCATAGCGTAAACAATTAACCAGATTTACTAATGCAGATGGAACTCTATACAATCATTGAGCTGGTGCTGGGGGGCGGCCTTGTGGCCACCCTCGCAGGACTGGTGACCATGAGGTCGTCGGTCAGGAAAGCAAGGGCGGAGGCTGACAGCGCACGCGCCGAGGCCGATAAGGCGAAAGCCGAGATCGAGGGGGTGCAGCTGACCAACGCTGAGAACGCAACCCGCATTCTCAATGAGAATATAGTGGTGCCTCTGAAAAAGGAACTGAATGAGACAAGGAACTACCTTGAGGCGGCCAAACGCGAGACGGCGAAAAGCACACGCGAGATGGCTCGACTCAGAAAAGCTATCGACGCTGCTAATAGCTGCCATTATAGCGATGATTGCCCTGTCCTTGAGCGGATGCAGCGCGACAAAAAGCGGGAGCAACGCGAAGAACAACAGCAGCAGTCAGTCGACGACGACACAGCGGGACAGCCTGAGGCATCAGCTGAGGACTATGACGCTGGAGCCGGTGCCGATGAGTATGGCGACAGTGACGGTAGCGGTGGATAGCCTGCAGCGACTGCCCGACGGCAGTGGCTACTCGGCACGCTCGGGACAAGCAAGCGTGAGCCTTACCCGACGCGGCAGCGCGGTGGAGGCGACAGCGCAGTGCGACTCGCTGGAGCGCGTGGCGACTCTCTATGAGGAGCTCTTCTGGGAAGCTGGGGCGACGGCCGACAGCCTTCGTCAGGCCCTGGAGGAGCAGTCTCAAATGGTGGAGAAACGACGGTCGAACACCGTTCGACCAGTGATTATAGCTTTTATTATCGGCTTCGGTGCCGGTGGATTATTAACTTTTTATTTGATTAAGAGATATGGCAGAAAATACATCAACAGTTAACGAGGTGCTCGACGGCATTGACCTCATACTGAGTGTGGGTGGCAAGGCTCTGGGCTTCAGCACTGGCTGTAAAGTCAGCACATCGACAGAGACCGGTGAGCGCATCACCAAAGAGGCGACCAGCGGTAAGTGGAAGGACAAGTATGCGAAGAGCTTCTCTGAAACCATCACGGCTGACGGTTGCGTCCTGAAGGATCCAGACTCCGAGAAGCCGACCTACGAGGAGCTGAAGGCTATGCAGCTTTCCGGCGAACCTATCGAGGCTCAGTATTCCGTTCGCGAGGGCTCTACTCGCGAGGGCAAGACAGCCGGAGGTTATAAGGGCAAGTATATCATCACCAGCCTCGAGCTTGACGCTCAGGCAGGCGACGACGCTAAGTACAGCGTAACACTGGAGAACAGTGGCGCCGTGACTAAGGTGACAGATGATGCCGCATAAGGCACACATACAGACACACTGAATAAGATAGTCTTGTAGGCGGTGCAGACGTGCCGCCACAAGCTATTCTGATAAACAATCAATAGAGAGAGAGTTCCATTATGAAAAAGATAACAATCAGCA